ATGCAGACGGGAGAAAACAGCAGAGCGATATATTAAAAATGCAGAGAATTTCTTGAAAGAGAATATATTTATGCAGTATCTAAAAGGAGAGAACGATGGATCAGTTGGAAGAGATACTGGAACGCATGAAAAATCACTCAACGAACTTATGCAGGAATGCGGATACACCGGAGACTTCCAGGGATTCTGATGTGTGTCCAATTTGCGAAGGTCGGGAGTGGATCTTGAAAATAAAAGACGGAGTTGAAATAGCAGTACCGTGTAAATGCCGTGAGAAAGCGGTCATGTCAAGGCGGTTGCGATTCGCAGATATACCGGAGGCATTCCGTGGGATGGATCTGAGATCGTTTCGAATGGATGTGTACAGGAAGCCGGAAAGTAAAAAGATGGTGTCAGATGCATGCAAAATCATAAAAACCTATCTGGATGATTTCGAGAGCCAGAAGGAAAGAGGCATGGGACTGTATATCTGGTCGAGGACAAAGGGAAGCGGTAAGACGAGGATTGCTGCCGGGATTGCAAATGAACTGATGAAAAACTATGCAGTGAAGTTTGCAGTGTCACTTACCATACTGCAAGAGATTAAGAATACATGGCGGAGAGATACAGAATACAGTGAGAACCAGCTTTTAGACGCACTTTACACCACAGACATTCTTGTAATTGATGATTTCGGAGTGGAGAGACCAGCGGACTGGATAAATGACAAAATGTATCAGATTATCAACGAGCGGTACATAAACCAGAAGGTAACGATTTTCACTAGTAATGATCCGCTGGACAAGCTATCCTACGATGACCGGATCACGAACCGGATCAAGGAGCGGACATATCAGATTGCATTTCCAGAAGAGTCAGTCCGGGATCATATCGCAGAGCGGATGCAGGAGGAAATCATTGAAAAAGTGATAACAGGAGGAAAAACATGAGCAATGCATTGAGAAAAAAGACAAGAAAGCTTGAACCGAAAAATTATGAGGATAAATTCACAATGCAGCGCATAGCCAGACATATAAGCGAATCTGACAATTGTTTTTGGCAGACATTCAAATCAATGCAGATGTCATGCTTTTATGTTCTGTACTATGACATAGATTTCTCAAAACAGAAGCTAAAGAATTACAACGAAATTCTTCGGAAGAATAACGAGAAAATAAAAAATGTATCCACCATTAGAGCAGAGGAAGAAAGATTGATAAAAAACATTGGGTTTGATTGTGAGAAAGAAGCAAGGAATTTTCCGTACAGAGCCAAGATTCGTATGTATGGCAAGAATCCTAAGCAGAACCAGATTAAATCCGTAATTTCGAACATGAATGACGGCATTGAGTGTTATTTGGTGATTGCAGTTTATACACTGCATTACAATTACAAATTCAGTGGTGAATTGATTCGTGAATGGTGGAACAGGATGCTGGATTTTTCCAAGAACTATGTAGAGGGAATGAACGACGACCATGTTGTGAAATATTTCAAGCAGGAATGTGATTTAGATATAGCGGAGTGATGCCAATGGGAGAGATGACAAAGACAAGCGTAAAATACTGCTGGAAATGTAAATATTCGTACAAGCAAAGCCAAACAGAAATCATGTGTGGATATTATTTACAGACCAGATTAAGGCGTGGGTGCCTGATAGGGATGTGCGATAAGTTTGAGAAGAAAGGAAGAAAGAAGAGGGTACAGTTGAAATGACGGATGAAACCAAGCAGGAGATAGAAGTGGTACTGATGTTGTTAAAAAATACATTGGTAAGGAATGGTGTGAGCATAGCAATTGAAAAAAAAGACGATGGATGCATTTGTTTTTTTGATACCGCAGAGTATTGTCGCACCGGGAAATTTAAAGGGATATCTGTTAAAACAATAGATTTAGTGAGATAGGAGAAAAATAATGTATGGAGATTGAAAAGAGAATTTATCCAGCATATGCCTTTACTGAAAATGAGAGAGAAAAGTCAATCATGAACAGCACAATTTATAAAGAATTAAAGGAAAAATACAGAATTTCAAGATATAAAGTTGATAATCTTGATGATTATGACATTGTCTTAGACTGTAAACCTGATATATATCGTTCTGTTTATAAGGTTATTAAAAATAATACACAATTATCAGACTTAGAACTGGCATTAATTTGTGATGATGGAAGCCTTTGTTTTGGGTACAGCGGACATGGAAATGAGTTTTACATAAATGAGGATTAGATTTTACGAGGTAGAAATGTGACAGAGTGTATGAAAAGCATGGCGAAGAAACCAGAAAGTGAGGAAAAATATGAAAAAACACGATATTAAAATTTTACATTTTTTAACAGCATTACAAGATTGCTACAAAGATGAAGATGAAAGAGAAAGTGCTGTCATCGAAAAGCTGGAACTTTCTAATGAGGAGCTTACAGATGATTTTTTTGCAATCATTCAGGCATTTTTCATTTTATATAAAAGGATTACCGGAGATGATAAAATTGACATGCTTGGATTTACACATATATTAAACCGGTTAGTGTTCCAGTTCACGAACTTAGATGAAGAAAGTGAGGAATAATTATGGGGAAAAGAAATGTATTACATATCAGCAAACTGGAAGATTTGAAAAAATGGCTGGTTAAGGATGGTTGGGAACTGCTCCCACTGTCCAATAACCCTTATGAGGTATTAAGAGCCAGTAAAGCCGGAAAACAAAATCCACTGATTATTTATTCCGGGAAAAGCAGTGAGCATTTATCTTTTGCAGACATGGATATGCCTGTAATCGGAGCATTTATTAGAGATCAGAAAAAGCCACAGACCAACGCAGACCGGATCAGAAGTATGACGGATGAGGAGCTGGCAGAAGTATTATTTGGAAGTTGCATAGAACACATGGGCGTAGAGGAATGTTCTCATCCTGAAGAGTCTTGCAAATCATGTGTTTTGGATTGGCTTAAGGCAGAAAGTGAGGAATAGTATGGAGAGATTAACGACAAATAAAAGCGTGGCTGACATGTCGATGATCGAGCTGGCACATAATAGCTGCTATGCAGATGATGAGCGCAATGCCAGATACAGAGATTAGAATCTGGATGTTGATAGTAGGTGGCTTGTAAGAAATCTTGCCAAAGATATTTGCGGTGAAGATTTTAAGGACTTATCAGATGAAGAAGTTGACGAATATATGGCTTCCATGCTGTCAGTAGGAATAGACAGCACAATAGGACTTTTAGCATTGTTTTATCGCAATTTATGGGCTATGGCTGATTTACGAGAAAAATTGAAATATTATGAGGATGCCGAGGAGCAGGGATTACTTCTGCGGTTGCCAATCAGTGAAGATGCACCAGTGTATTCCATCGAGTATTGCTGCGGAAAAAACAAAAGTAATCGGTCTGGAATGTGTGTTAGAGGATTTTGCGAGAATTGTAGTGATAAGGCGTACTACATACGTGAAAGCGTAGCTAAGCACTGCAGTATTTGCGAAATTAATAAATCGGTATTCTTTACTCGTGAGGAAGCCGAAGCCAAGCTGAAAGAAGTGGAGAAGGGAAATGGCGCACATAACAAATAAGGAACTGACTATACGGCAGATTGGAGAGTTCTGCACAAACACTCTCTAGAGGATTTTATAAGATAAAGACAACACTATAATAGTACAAATTTGACAAATAATCAAGAAAGGAGCCGAACCTCCAGCTGGGGTAACGATATATCGGGTTCCTTTAAAAAAATGACATATAAAGAATTTTTGGAAACAAAGATTGAACTTGCGACAGAAAGAGGATTTATTGTGGATCCGGAAAAAGTAAACAGAGTATGGAATCCCCGCTTACATAATGTAGGCGGGGATTGCGAATAAAGTCTTACCTAGTCAGAAGAGACCTCTTTGTGATTGGAAATGGTAATACCGTTTTGGGTTTTAGCAATAGTATTGTAAGTAGTAATTTCATCTTCCAGGACATGGGATAAAATATTATTAAATTGCTGTATAATATATAGCTTGTCTATTTCTTTAATCTGATGCTGAGAGACAGGGGTAGTATTATCTTTATTAAGATAATTTTCCATATTACACCAATCAGCAGGGGTTCTTATTTTATACAAAAGGATACTTTTTAATAGGTGTTCAAATTCGGGTTGTATAATTATGAAATTTAAAATATCGGATAAGGAAATTCCGTTGTACTTATCTACTACTAATGGAAGTTGCTTTAATTTTTGAATTGCTTCATCTGAAAGATTTAGTTGGTCGCATATATTTCTGTTTTCTAATGATTTAGAATTAGTAATTCCCATTAGGTAATCTGTTGTTACATTAAAATAATTTGCAATTCGTATTAATGTTTCATAACTTGGCTGTTGATCACCTCGCTCATATTTGCTTAGAGAGGAATAGGATATATTCAAGTCATTAGCAACATCACGTAGTGATTTGTGCATTTCAGTGCGCAATTCTTTTATTCTAATCATATACGTGTACCTCCTAGAAACATAATAACACAAATTGGATAAATTGTAAAAATATATATTGACAAAGTATCGATTGGAAAATATAATAATAAATGTGTTCTAATAGTAAACATGAAAGGAGGTAAGAAAACGTGAAAAGAGTAATCATTGAACTTGACGAAGTGTTTCACAAACAGTTGAAAATCTTTTGTTTTACAAATGGGATTACACTGAAAGATTATATTACTGGTTGTGTAAAAAGAGATTTGGAAACAAAAAAAGAGCAAACACGGTAAGTTTGGCGACTAGCGTGTTTGCTCAAAAACAAGAAACTCGTAAACGGAATCTCTTTGTTCATAATAAGAGATTCTAGCCTAAAAATCAAGGAGAATTTTAAGATGATGAATCAGATTGAACAGACATTAGACAGCAGAGAAGTGGCAGAAATGGTAGGAAAACGACATGACCATTTAATAAGAGATATAAAAAAGTATATGAGTTTACTTGTTATAATTTTACGCAAAAAAAGAGAGGGTTACCCCTCTCCTAAAATACTATTTTATTAAAGATTCACCTGACATTTC